CGGGCCGCTGCATCCGACGGAGCATCCTTGAAAATGCCCGATCCTGTAATGCGGGCACTCTTCACTCCAGCACCAGCCAGCAGTTCGCGCCATTGTCCGGCTGATTCTTGGTGTGTGACGTCTACCGTCTCGGCATTGAAAGAAATGCTTCGCGACCTCAGTCCCGCGACAGTTTCAAAGCTCCCAAGATTATCAACATCCATTTTGAGCAATAGGTCTTTGCCTTTCTGGGCACCCATGTCTGCGATCTCCGCAAGAGTTTGTTAAGACAGTGGCTCGGTCACCGCACGAAAACGAACAACACCATGGAAGTGCTCACTGTCGGACTCGCGCCGGGTTTCAGAATAGTCGTGCCTGAAGTTGACCAGCCTATGCCCGCGCATAGCGAAATTTCGATCATGCAAAGCAGAACGCAAAGCGCTCGCAATATCGTAGATTTCGATTCGACCTGCAGCGCGAGACCAAATATGAAACGTTATGGAATGTTCTTCTCCATCCCCGTCCCCGGTACTCCAGTCGCGAACTGAAATGTCCCCAAACGCTACGTAAGGATATTGAACCTTGCGCGGCACGAAGTCGTAGATCCGGGGCCCGCCGAGCACATTTAGGACTACGCTGTCATTAGTTAGAATATCATAGATTGCTGACTGCAGTTCGCGACTGGCTGAAATCATTATGCTGCCCCTCGTGCTCCGGTCGCTCCATGACGGTCTTCCGTGCTTCTCGTTGGCGGACACGCGCGGCGATTTTTCTTGTCAACGCCTGCACGGCCTGCCTAATCCCTTGAACGCGACAAGTGATTCTCAACGCTCTCGCTCCTTACAGATGCAACTTAGGAAGCGACGGTCACCTATTTTGTCCCAAACGGCGTGAATATAAAAAATTCGCGGTCCGCAAATAAATCTCATCTCCGGCCGAACATCCTCACGAAATCGAATCCTTATTTCGTACATCCAAACTCCGTAGGACGCGTCTGCCCGAAAAACCTCCTTCGCAGAAATCGGCCGAATTTCACTCCAAAGGGTTGCTATGGGCTGCCAAATGACATCAGCAGCTCCTCCCTGCACTGCGCTTCGGATTGGCTTCTCAAGGCGCAACCTTTGGCGCAGCGAACCAATACGCTGCCGTCTCAAAGTCGCACCTTCCGATATGGCATCAGCAACGCTGATACCGTGTCAGGAATTTGGCTCGCGCTCTGGCCGACGCTGACGGGCTCACGGTTCTCGTACCAGTGTGCAACAAGCATAAGCAATGCCTGACGGATTGGAGCTGGTACAAGTTCGCTAGCTTCGCCAAACCCGGCAATGAATTCTATCTCAATGCCTCCCCTGGGAACGCTAGGCTGCGGCCATATTCCGCTCTGCGAAACAAGCTGCGCTACCTGGTTGACGTATTCCAATATGTAGTCGTCACACGACAGGAGAGTTTCTCTGTCATCATCAATTTTGACCCGAACACTTCCAATCGATTGGACAGGCCGTAATGGTAGCTCAACGATATGCGATTTCGGCCATCGATCGAACTGCCACAACCAGCGCTGGGAAACAAGTGCCAGATTCAAAGCAGTTTCTATATGAAGACGCGAAGCAGTTATGAGGCTAGCAAGGACTGCGTCCTCATGACCATGATCAATACGTAGATACGCTTTCGCCTCCTCCACCGTAACCGGTTCAATCGCAGGCGGAGCAGTTAAGACAAGATTCATAGGGCTTCGCCAATAGCAACCATGAGGCGCAAGAGGGCGATCCCGAAAGATCGCCCTCGTAGACCTTCAACAAGCTCTACGCACCAAATTTCAGAAGCTTGATTGCATCGAAATCCTGTACACCACCACCTACCCTCTTCGTGGTATAGAAGAGCACGTAGGGCTTGGCGCTGAAGGGATCGCGGAGTACGCGGATTCCGACACGGTCAACGATCAGATATCCACGCCGGAAATCGCCAAAAGCTATGGCGAGGCTATCGGGCCCGATGTCCGGCATGTCCTCCGATTCTGCAACAGGGAAACCCATAAGGTTGGCCGGCTCACCCGGCTTTGCGGACGGCTGCCAAAGATAGGATCCATCCGAATCTTTCATCTTCCGCACCAGCGATTGGGTTGCGCGGTTCATCACAAAATGACCATTGGCGCGATATTCACCTTTGAGCGAATATACGAGATCAATGAGCTTGTCCGCCGGTGCCGTTTCGGGGAAATCACC